TGGTGGTGCGGGTCTAGCTTGCTGCCTTTTTCGGCGGGGGGTTTTTTTGCGAATATGACTAAGAAATAGGTCTGTTGTCGCTTCAGCGAGTTCATCCTCTACTTGGTTATAACGATCAGTCATATAGACTTTTGTATGCCCCAGCGCCTGGCTTAATTGTTCAAGTGGAACTCCTGCAATAATACTCTGAGTTGTGAAGAAGTGGCGCATCATGTGAGGTGTTACATGCAATCCTGTTGCTTCATTCACTAGATTGAAATTTCTATTCAACTGGTTTGGATTGATGAGACCACCTTTTTCATTTAGGGTAATATAATCTTTGTGCTGTTCCTTGATAATCCCTAACTTTCGCTTAATCTTAGAAGCTTCAGCTATCAGATAATAGATAAGGTCTGTGCCAATATCATCAAGGCAGACGTATCGCTCTGAATCCTTCGTTTTAAGCCCTCCTTTCCCTTTCAAGGTCTGATTGCTTCGGCTATCTCTAAGATGCAGTATAGCTCGTCCACTATCGTTCTGAGTGATGTCCATAGGGCGCAAACCAAATACTTCTCCTCGTCTCAGTCCAAAGATAGTAAGATAGGTCAGAGCATAGAATTGCTTTGGCATAATCTCTTCTGCCTTTGCTATCCAAGTCTTAAACTCTTTGAGAGTCACTTTCTTGTTTGCAGCAGGAATATCACTACGACCTATGAAAGCACCTTTCAAGCGATTTGAGAGCAGATTTCCGTTCTTTACCGCATCATTTAGCAATGCCATGAAGCTAGAATTGAGAGTTTGAACAGTATATCTGGTATGGTTCTGCAACTTTTCGGCGATAAAGAGTTCATACTCATTTCTATCCAAATTTTTAAGCAAGGTAGAACCAAACTTTGGCTTAATGTGGTTCTTGTAGAGATTGTCATTGAGGTAGTAGGAAGTGTCATTCCAGCGCCCTGTTGACAATCTCTTTTCAGAATAGATATCCCAATACTGATCAAGCGTTAGATTCGTATTGATACCTAATTCTTGGTCTTGGATTTGTTGCTCAAGCTCTACCAAGGCTGCACGAGCTTGTGGAAGGGTTGTGAGACCACTTTTACTTTTTTCTCTTTTTTTACCTCGGAAGAAAAAGGAACGTCTGACATAGTAACGCTTGCCTTTAGCAGTCTCATAGTAATAGATATTTGGGTATTTTGTTTTATTATATTTCATTGTATTCTCCTTGTTTATCGGCTTCTGGACAAGGTCTAAACATTGAGAATATTGACATCACCCCTTTCATGGTGTAAAATAGGGTATAGAAAATAGGCCTTTTTAATGGCTGATTTCTTATAAGGCTAAGCTTCACAATCAAACTTTGGCGAGGGCGATTGTGGGGCTTTTTTGTTATTTCTTGACTTTATCTTTTAAAGCTTTCTCTATGGCTTTCTTTAATTCCAAAATAGATGCTTTTTCATCTTTGGTAAAGGTTACTGTGTTTTCATCTTTTACGGCATCAAACACACCACCTTTTGTATCAGAAGAACCAGGGTAAACAAGTTGAAGATAGCCAACAGTTGAGCCAGGTTCTTTCAATTGGTATGCTGTAATCTCAGAGAGAAGAATTGACTTTTCGCCATCAAGACCATGAAGAAGAACATTAGACACATTTGTCTTTCTTGCAATCCTGATAAAATAATCATCGATTCTTACAACAGTTTTTGATTTCTTAAACTCAAAAACTCGCTCATTCGGTTCCTCTGTGAAGAGTTCAACCTCTAAACTTTCATCTTGCTTTTTACCAAACAATGCCATAAGTAGTTCCTTTCTTTTTCTGCTTTAGCAATTTATAAACATATTTAACCAACTAAGGTCTGATATTCTTCTTTTACCATGATTTCATTTGTCACGGTTTTTAGATCATAGTAGGACATGAATTTGAGGTAATCAAACTCTGCGGGGTCGTCTAAGCTTTCTAGTGCGTCTTTTACGAGATGATGGATCATATTCCTATCAGCTTCGTTTTCACAGCGTAGGCGAGCGTTCTGGTATTCTGAGCGTGTGTGGTCCTTGTGGCCGAGCTCGTGTAGAAGCACCTTAACTCTCTCATTTTTGTTGAGCTTGCTCGATAGGAAAGCTGTATTGGTTTCTTTTTCGTAAAATCCAAGTTCGTCAGGCATCAAATCTCCATCAAAATCCATAATACGAATCTGAAAATGACTTATAATTTCTTTTTCAGTCACTAAGCAATACCTCTAATCACCAGCTTCTTTGAGATAACCTTCAATGATAGACTGGATGATTTTCTTCTTTTCATCTGTTAATTCTCGGCCACCGAACATCATGACATTCGATGCCATTTCTTCAACATTTAGGGTCTTCCCTTGCCAGCTATACTCTTTTGAATCACCAGCAATAGTAGGATTATCCGTGCGACCGAGTAGATAATCTGTGGACACATTGAAGTAGTCAGCAATCATTGAAACTCGTTCAACATTTGGTGTGGATTTCTTCATGTTATAAATTGTATTTCTGCTAAAACCTAGTTTTTCTTCAAGTTTATTTAATGAAATACCTTGTTTGTCAGCCAATTCTTTTATTTTTTCAAATGTGAAAAACATTGATACATCAACCTTTCTAAGGCATGACAAAAAATATTTAATAAATTTACTACAAAACCGTTGACAAAGGTTAATAAATTTACTACAATAGTTTTTGTAAGCTAAAGAGTTAGCGAACAAGACAACTAAAAAATAAAGCCTAATGAAACTGATTGGCGTCCGTTTTCTAGGTAGAACCTTGCTTTTTAGTAGGTCTTTTCTCTATGTTTTGATTTTAATAAATTTATTTATCAATGTCAAGAAATTCGCTAACTTTTTAGATAATTTTTTAAAAAGGAGGTTGGGAAAATGGCAAATGCAAATGTTAAAGTCTCTTATTCACTAATTTGCAAAGACTTGAACGAAGCAATCGATGCAAAAAATAAAATCATCGCCAACACACTTGACGATGAAACTGTTGAGATAAAAATTGAATTCTTACGTGATGTATGAACTGTAAAATCATTCGGAGATGGGGCTATCGTAGATCGCGTAATAAAGCCATGGTCGATTGTCTGATAGCTGTTGCAGGAGAGTCGCTACTATCGCTCTCGTTTACAGTGTAGAACATTGTAGATGCCAAGTTAGCATCAAGTACAAACTTATCTGTATATTTGTGTTTCTTGCTATCAGAGTATGTAATCGTCAGTGTGATACGTTCTTTATAACCTGGTTCTATTGACGATGTAAACTTTTGTCCTGGAGCAATCATATTTCCGATGAGTGAGCCGAAGCGGTGTATTGAGTTCAATGAATCCAATTCTCCATCTATCTGAATATTATCGATATATGCTGGAGTTTTGCCAAAGTTTTTAAAAACATAGGCACGTTGTTGATTTTTAACTGCATAGGCATCCACGTAGACATTAATATAAGGCTTTGCCATATCCTCTGTTGCTTTCTTCGTTTGCCAGAGCGAAATGGTATTTAATATAAAACCTATTATAGCAATAATCACTGTGACATAGAGTGTCCAGATTTGGACATTTTCATTAGTAATTGGCGACATGAAATTCACCTCCTTTCTGCTTTTATTATAGCAAAAAGGAGAGAGAAATAGAGAGGAGAGAATATGAGCCAACAACATAAAAAATGGATTCAACTTGTCAAAGACAAATTGAATTTAGAAGGAATGACACAAACACACCTTGCTCGTGCTTGTGGAGTGAAGAAATCTACCATTTCAGAATTATTGAAATACGGTAAAGGTAGCGACAAATTAAAGAACCGAGTTTGCGACGTTTTAAGAATTGACGAAACTTGGGTTGAGTTAGGAGAGTAGTATATGAACGAAAAGAAACAAAATAATGATCTCATCAAAGAAATCATTGAGAAACATTTTGAAAATATGGTTGACGATGTTTTGGCACATACAGAAACCTATTATGAAGCTTTAGGGGCTATTGGTTCCATCAAGGGATGCAATATTCCTGACATGATTCATCTAGCTGATTGTTTGAGGAAAGCTATCAGAAAACGTGCTATGCAACAAAAAACACCTAATCATAACAATTAGGTGCTAGAGGAGAGGACTATGAATGAACTAGTATGGTTTTACTTTGCTGTCATAATCAATCTTATCATTGGTTTTGCTACATACTACGCTAGCAAAATAGATAGAAAAAAGCGCATCGATGAATACAAGAAGAGACAAGAGGAGGAGATAGAAAGAGTTAGAAAAAAATTTAATTTATGATTTTTTAGAAGTCTTTTGGATAAATTTCTTCTTTAGGTTTTGATTGTGACTATTTGCTTTATTAGCTATTTTTAAAGCTCTGTCGAAATCAACCTCGCCTGTAAAAACTTTGTAGGTAAGATCATTCATCTTCATAGACTTATCGGTTTCAGTATCAAGCTGAGATACCTTCTCAAGTTCTTGCAACCGTAATTCATGAGCTTGTTTGACTTTTTCAAGGTCAAAGGCATGTTGCTGTTTTAGAGTATCTATCTGATGTTGAAATTCTCTTTCGAGTTTTTCAACAATATGTGAATGTTCTTTAGCTTGTTTTTCAATCTCAGCTTTATTGTTAGCTTTTGATGCGACATATGACCATAACCCTGAGATTATTGCAAGAATGATACTAATTACAGGTTGAATAAGAGCTTGATATTCCATAAGACTTCTCCAATCGTTTTTATTTTATTATACCAAATTTAGAAAGGAATATTATGAACGAAATTTTTAATTTTCACGGACAGGAAGTCCGTACTTTGACAATTGATGACGAGCCGTGGTTCGTTGGGAAGGATGTTGCAGATATCTTGGGATATGCAAATTCAAGAAAAGCAATTTTTGACCATGTAGATGATGACGATAAGACAGATGGGGTAACGATTCGTGACGCCATGGGTAGAAATCAAAACCCTATCATCATCAACGAATCTGGTCTCTACTCTCTCATTCTTTCAAGCAAGCTTCCACAAGCTAGAGAGTTTAAGCGTTGGGTGACATCAGAAGTCTTGCCAGCTATTCGCAAGCAGGGCGGATTTATCCGTGAGGATTTGGACGAGGATGCCTTTATTGCTCTATTCACTGGCCAAAAGAAATTGCGTGAGCAACAAGCTACCATGCTTGAAGATATTGACTACCTCAAGAGTGAGCAACCGATTCATCCTAGCTATGCTCAATCATTACTGAAGAAGCGTAAGGCTCGGGTTGTAGCTTGCTTAGGTGGTATTGATAGCCCAGCTTATGCGGATAAGATTTTTGCTCAGTCGGTATTTAGACAAGCTGAGATTGACTTTAAAGACCACTTCAATATCAGTCGCTATGATTTACTACCCAAAAAGTTTGCAGATGCAGCCTTGGCCTACTGGATGACGTGGGAGCCAAGCACCAATACCAAGATGAAAATCATGAAATTGAACTCATTTGAAGAAGTTTAGAAAGGGTAAAAGATGGATAATGTTCTACTTTCATTAACAGACTGGATCAAATCCATTATCAAGGACACGATCACAAGGTTGGTTGAAATAGAAAAAGATAGTGACCACTATCCAGAGCTGATGGATGTAAGCACTACCTGTGAATTTCTAGGTATCAACTATGATACATTTTCAAATAATTATCGTTACATGAAGGGATTTCCAAAGGAATTACCTGGTAAGAAATGGTCAAAAAGAGCCATCAAAGAATGGCTCTCTAATCAAATATAATAACTTTACTAAAAGGCTTCTGGACAAGGTCTTAGCAAAATTATTTGACTATATTATAGCACAAAAAGAGGATAAAAAACATGAACAATTTACAAATTATCGCAGTAGGCACAGTAGTATCAGTAGTATTGATTGAATCACTGATGATGAATATCAAGCTTAAAATGGCCAAGAGACCGAAAAAGAAGATTCAATTTCAAACGCCACAAGTTGAAAAAGGGTTTATCGACTTTAAAACAGGTCGACGTGTGGACATTGATCCCGTGACACGAAAAGAAACATTTGTGGATTAAAACGGAGGGTATCAATGGTAGTTAAAAACAAGCGATACTACTGGATTCAACTTGCTCAAGATTTTTTCAAGTCTAAAGAAATGAAATTGCTTCGTAAGATTGCAGGGGGCGATACGCATACCATCATCTATCTCAAAATGATGTTGATTAGTTTAGAGGACGGCGGGCACATATACTATGATGGACTTGCTGATAATCTAGCTGAAGAAATCGCTCTTGTCATTGATGAAAATGTTGAAGATATCAAAATTACATTGATTTTTTTAGAAAGCAAAGGATTGCTGACTAGAAAAAATGACAGAGATTATTTCTTAGAACAGGTTCCTGAGATGGTTGGGAGCGAAACGGCGAGCACTCGTAGAAGTCGCAAACATAGAGAGTTGAGGGGGTTGCATTGCAACACCATTGCAACAACTTGCAACGGAGATATAGAGAAAGATATAGATACAGAGATAGAGATAGAGATAGATATAGATGAAAATCCAGTCGCACTCATCGTCGAAGAATATCAATCTCGTATTGCTCCGTTGGATGGAACTCAATTTGAAATTTTGAAAGAGTTCATCACATTGGATGGAATGGAAGCGAAAGTTGTTCTGAAAGCAATTGGTCTTGCTGCTGACAATGGCAAAAGAAATTTTAGTTATATCAGAGCGATTTTGACAAATTGGAAAAACGATGGAATTTTGACTATTGCAGCAGTCGATGAACGTGAGCGAGCTTACAAAGAAAGCAAAGTCAGCAAACGTCCTGGTAATGAAAAATTAAATGTTCCTGAGTGGTCTCAACCTAACTATGTGAATACTACGAGTGAGGAGACCAAGGAAGAGCTTGAAAAACGGAAACGTGAATTACTTGAAAGGCTTGAGAATAGGGGTGGCTGATGTTTATTTTGAAACATGGAACAAAAGAAGAAAAACCGTACTTGATGTCTGCTAAAATCGGTGTGACTGGAATTGATATCTCTTTTTCAGAAGAGAGGGGAGCTATTCGGTTTGTTTCTCGTGCGGTCGCAATGCAGGTGGCCAAGGCACTTAGATCATTTGGTAATTTTTATGTGATTCAGGTGAAGGGATGATGAAATTCTTAAACGGCGACTGTATGGACATCATGAAACAATATCCTGATGATTACTTCGACCTAGCTATTGTCGATCCACCATATTTTTCTGGACCAGAAAAAAGGAAATTTTACGGACGGAAAATCAGTCCAATAGGTGTAAGCAGACTGTATGGCGAAATCTCAGAGTGGCAAATTCCAAACAGAGATTATTTTGATGAGTTATTTAGAGTTTCCAAAAATCAAATCATTTGGGGAGTGAATTATTTCGACTATTCTTTTGGCTCTGGCCGTATCGTTTGGGACAAAGTTAATGGTCAGTCAAGTTTTTCAGATTGTGAGATAGCATACTGCAGTTATCATGATAGTACACGACTGTTTCGTTATATGTGGAATGGTATGATGCAAGGCAAGTCAATATCTGAAGGCCATATTCAACAAGGAAATAAGGCCTTAAATGAGGTTAGAATCCATCCCACACAAAAACCTAGCTAGATACAATAATTATGATTATCCTTTACAAAAACGGACGATTTTTGGAAGCAATATTGAACTTAATCTTAAAAATAAAATTATCAAGCAGGATATTGAGTGAAAAAACTTCTCAAAATCATACAACGAGAGATCTAATATACCTGAAAAATTGGTGTCAGAAATATTCAAAAAAATTTACAAGGAGTTTAGTAAAGATGATTGAACTCTATTTCATTTACAACGTGCCGCGAACCACGTTAAAAGCGAGCTAGAATATGCGTCAGACTTGGACGAATGGCGTATAAAGAATTTGCTAGCTCTTGTGTCTTTGAGCCATGAGGGGCAAGAGCTGGATTTTTAGAAAACAAGTTGGAGGAAGCGAAGATGATGGAAGATTTAAAGAAAAAAGTTAATGGAGTATACGGCTGGTCGGTAGAAGACGGAAAGCCCAAGCCTCCCAAACAAAATTTACCGCAAGCAGTGAAAGATCGGGCGGACTATTTCTGGGAAATGACAGAAGATGGCATGACGTTTATGGGAGCGATGGAATGTATCTTCACCAATGAAAAACCTACAGACTATGATTTGGGCGCTACTAAGGATTGGTTGCCAAAATCTAAGGAGTTTGATGATTGGGTTGGTTATTCGCCAGGTATGTCTCAGTTAGTTATTGCAGTTTATTTGATTTATGGAGGAGTTGAAAGATGAATAAGCAGGAATTGATAAAAAGAATTGGACAGTTGTTTGCATTCGGTTCAAGAGATTACATCGAAAGAGACCGAGTCTTAGATTTAGTGAAACAACTAGACGAACTACAGAAAGTCAAAGTTCCGCAGTTTGTGGCGGATTGAATTGAGGAAGCTAGAAAAACCTGTAAAGACGTAGCAGATTTATTCGATTTTGATTTTACAAACGATGAAGTTGGTAAATGGGTCACGCAAGAGCGACCGTTTGATTTAGTTGCTCGTGCTTGGCTTGACGGCTACGAGATCGAGGAAGAGAAGCGGGATACAGTAGTGATGAAAGAGACTAAACAACCGCTATATTATAATGCTGGGGATAAGAAACTATTCTTCTCTATGGGTGGACTAGCTACAAACTTTACCCAAAAACAACTTGAAGAAGCTGGTTTCGGCTGGGTATTCGATTGTCCAGGAATCAAGATTGAGGAGGTGGAATGATGGAAAATTTAATGTTTTGGGGAATGTTTATAGCTTGCTTACTAATTTCGGCTATGACATTTTACATTTTAAATCTACAAAGAATGATCAATATCGACCTAAGAAGAAAATATAATGATTTACAACAGGAACTCAGTCGTGAGTTTGGGTGGGAAAATTATGATTGGGCCAATAATTTCAGCGAATACGCTCGCAAAGTTGAAGAGCTTATCAAATTCAAAGATAATCTTGAACGACTTGAAATCATTAAGAAAGCATTAGATGTCCAAAAACTAGAAGAATTACAGAAACGTAAAGATCTAGTGGAACGTGAAATCAAAAAGCTTGAAAATTGATGAGGTGGAGTGATGAATCTTAGACAAAAAAGGAAACATTACAAATATTCTTATCGATATTTTGTAGCCTGGTTTTCTGTCCATGATGAAAATTTTCCCATTCCATGTCCAAAGAAGTACAAAAAGACACTCAAGCAAAAATTAAAAATTAAAAAAACTTATGATTATGATGAATGTTGTAGAAAGCATTGGCTATAAAAGGAATTTCATGGCAATATTCCAAAATTTACGAAAGAAAAAGAGGTAATAGGATGAAACGATTCATAGCTATTTGGATCCTGCTATCTGCTGGATTGAACATCTGGCAGATGGACAGGATTCGAGATTTGGAAGAAAAGCGCCCAATGGTTATCTATAAGGCAGATAACGCAGGCGCTGAAATATTTGGTAAAGTTGTCGAGAAAGAACGACACGGCAAGCTATACACGCTGACCATTCGTGATTACGGTATTTTCGTAGTTACGAAGGAAGTGTATGAGAAAGTGAAAGTTGGGGAGGAGGTGAGGATTTGAAAGTTCGAATTAATGGGAAGTATAACTTTTTCTTAACTTATTTTTTACATTTTATTGTACTGGATAGCCTCTGGAAGATACTTGAGATTATTATCTTGGGGGGAGTGAGAGGGAATTTGGCGGATTCCATCATACTTGCTTTGATTTGTAGTTATATCGCATGGATTTTAGATAAGGAGAACAAAAACAATGAACAACACAGAATTAGAAAATAAGGTTCAACAGTGGTTTGTTGACCGAAACTTACATGAAGCAAATCCAGTCAAGCAGTTTTTGAAGCTCATGGAAGAGTCAGGAGAATTGTTTGAGGGAATTGCAAAGGACGAATCTGAGCTGATTTATGATGCGCTTGGTGATATTCAAGTCGTCTTGATTGGGCTTGAGCAACAAATCAAGAATGGTGCTCAGATTTCAGCTAATCAACAGGAACTTGAATTGCTACTGATGGTTTCAAGTTTGGGCAATATCGCTCAGAAACTATATGCTCACATCAGTCACAATGAAACGAAGATGCCTCTGATTAAGTCTGACTTGATGTTTCTTGATAGCGTGATCAGTTCTGTTTCATTTTTCAATGGGACAGACGCAGACAGTTGCTTGCAGATTGCTTATGATGCTATTAAAGACCGAAAGGGCAAAATGGTTGATGGGGTGTTTGTGAAAGAGGAGGATTTGGGATGATACCAAAATTTAGGGTTTGGCTGCCAGACATTGATCAAATGTTAAGAGTGAAAGCTCTAGTTTTTGAAAAAGATAAGACGAGATGTGTTTGTGGATATAGTTTTGACTTTTATCTTGAAGATGAAAATACAACTATCATGCAATCAACAGGACTATTTGACAAGAATGGCAAGGAGGTTTTTGTTGGAGATATTATTAAATGTACAAGAGGATGTCCTCACGAAGTCTATATAGAAAAAGAATATGCTGGTACATTTGTTGGGGGAATGCCGGCAGTGTATCTAAAAGGATTGAATGTTGGATATGCGTGGACTGGTGCTGAGGAAATCATCGGCAACATTTACGAAAATCCAGAACTTTTGGAGGTGAAAGATTGACGATAAATATCAAGCAACGATTAAAAGCTTTGCAGTACATCGATTGGATTTTAGATGAGGAGAACAAAAAAGAATGAACAACACAGAATTAGAAAATAAGGTTCAACAATGGTTTGTTGACCGAAACTTACATGAAGCTAATCCAGTCAAGCAGTTCTTGAAGTTGATGGAAGAGTCAGGAGAATTGTTTGAAGGTATTGCAAAAGATAAATCTGAACTGATTTACGATGCGCTTGGAGACATCCAGGTAGTCTTGATTGGATTTGAACAGCAGATTAAGAACGGCGCTCAGATTCAAGCAAATCAACAAGAACTTGAATTGTTGCTGATGGTTTCTAGTTTAGGGAATATCGCTCAAAAACTATACGCTCATATCTGCCACAATGAGACACAAATTCCGTTAATCAAAGCAGACCTGATGTTTCTTGATAGCGTGATTAGTACGGTTTCATTTTGCAATGGCACTACAGCTGAAAGTTGCTTAGAAGAAGCTTATGAAGTTATCAAGGACCGCAAAGGTAAGATGATTGATGGGGTGTTTGTTAAAGAGGAGGATTTGGCATGATACCGAAATATAGAGCGTGGGATAGCGTAGAAAAGAAATTCGTAGAACATTTTTTTATCACAGATAACGGCTTGATTTGCAACATGGAAAAACCAACATCGGACTCCAAACTTCTTATTCCTATCGAAAAGTCAGAATTGATCCTCATGCAATCAACAGGATTGGTTGACAAGAACGGCAAGGAAATCTTTGAGGGGGATATCGTTCGATTTTTCGATAGTCTATACACTGTTTTTTACGACATCAAGGAAGGATGCTATCGATTAAAACCACACGACGATAGATGGGTTGTAGATTATATGTCTAGTTTTTCGAGTGAAGAAAGTTTTGAAATCGTCGGAAATATTTATGAAAATAAGGAGTGTTTATGATTATTGTCAATACAAATCCTAAGAATCCACTTTTTGAAAAAGTAAAAGAGGAGCTTGATTTTTTAGGTGTTAAATACGAAATAAAAAAATCATGGACAGATGAACTTATCAAGCAATGCTTTATCAATAATTTTGAATTCTGTTCTGGTCATTATATGGGCCAAATCAGAAAGTTGAATTTTAACCAGGCTTTAGAACTGATACAACAAAACCCTAAAATGTTGAGAAAATTTATTGTTATAAACGGTAATAAAGCAATAGCAGATTTCCCTAAAATCGGCCTTATCAGAAAGCAGTTGAGAGGTTTATTAAAATGAGTGATGCAAAAAGATTTTATAATCATATAAAAAAACAATTGGTCTATGTTCCTAACACATCTATTGCAGAGAGATTGAAAAAACACATTTTAGCACATCCAAATTTTAATAGCAGCAGAAGTTTCTTGGACATGGTTGTAGCAAACTACTGCACTAACAGAAAGAAAGATAAGTTACCTAGTCTTGAAGTGATGAACTGGTTAGGAAAATTTTTAGATGTGAATTATAAAAATCCGGAGCTTTTGGAGGAGCTGGAAGATGAGAATAAAAACATCAAATGATTCTATCATCAACGTTGATAGTGTGAAGCATAGCGTCACAATTGAAGGAGTTGAGTTTGGTTCAGATTGTCGTGCTTTGGTATCTAAGAACAAGGACGGGACAGGAACGATCACTCTGATATTTGAAGGAAAAGTTATTTGAAATACACGAGGAGATTTGCAAGATGCAGCTAAGATTGAAAGAACTTAGAGAGGATCTATGTCTCTCTGTCAAAGATATGGCTAGGGATACGGGTGTTTCTCAAAATACAATTCACTTGTATGAGCGAGGTGGATATCCATCTATTAAGCAAATTGAAATGATTGCTACAACCTATGATGTAAATCCTGCTTGGCTTGTAGGGTGGATAGATGATGAAATGATGCCTGCAATCCAGGTAGTTGAAAAAGTGGTCTACAAAGAGAGTCCAACAGCAAGACTGCCAGATTATCACAATAACAATAACGATGGTAAGATTATCAAGTGGAAGCAATCACGAAGATATCGAGGGGGTAGGAATTGAAGAAATTAAGCGACGAAGACCTCAAAACATTAGACAGAGAACTTTTCAAATTTCAAAACATTCAACGGACAATAGATTTGAGAAGGCTAGAACTAGAAACTCGAAACCCAGATGCTCAGAGTGGTCCTAGCGTAGGAAGAAGCAAACCTACCGAAACCATTGCAATCAGAATAGCGGATGATCCAACCTTAAAATTTCTCGAAGGGTTCAAAGCTATTATTAACAAACTCCTGATCAATCTAGTTGATGAGGATAAGGAAATCTTTAATCTGCGCTGGAGATATCCTCAACTGAGATGGGAAGAAATAGCAGAACAGAAATTCATGAGCAAAGCTACAATCTATCGACGTAGAAGGATTATCCTAGAGCAGTACGCTATTTTGAAAGGTGAGCTATAAATAAACATGAGACAAAAGACATCTTGGAGTCTCACAAAAAAAGGGTTATTATGATAGCATGAACTTCTGAAACAAAAACACACATCACACTTTAGGAGTCATCCTTAATTCTAGTCAGAAAAGTTGTCCAACAGAAGTATCGTCAAGAGTCAGCAAATGCTGGCTTTTTGTTTTGGGAAAGGAGGTAGAATATGGAATTTGTATCACCGATAAAAGATAATGACGACATTCAGGCAATGAAAGATTATCTCAGAGAGTGGAATGAGATGTATTATATGCTATTCATCACAGGTCTGAATACTGGTTTGCGAGTCGGAGATATACTTACCTTGAAAGTTAAAGATGTCCAGGGATGGCACATCAAGCTGAGAGAACGGAAGACTGGCAAGCAGATAACAAGACGGATGACAAAAGAACTCAAGAAAGAAATGAGAAGATATGTCGAAGACAAACCATTTCATCATTTCTTATTCAAGAGTAGGCAAGGGAAAAATAAAGCAATCACTCGTGAGAGAGCCTATCAAATTATTCATGAGGCTGCTGAAGAACTTGGCATTGATAATGTTGGAACACATACAATGCGAAAAACGTTTGGTTATAAATATTACAACAAGACAAAGGACGTAGGGACATTGCAGAAAATGTTCAATCACTCATCACCTGCAATCACCCTGAGATACATAGGGATAGAGCAAGCAGAGCTTGATGATGCACTACGGAACTTTGTCATTTAATTTTTTTAGATATTACTTTCACATAATGAGTTAAGCATAAACTGAAAAAATGAAACTCTTTAAAACCCATGCTTAGTAAGGGTTTGAGATTTAGAGTGAGTTTAACAAAATATAAGATATGTGAAGGTGAGGGATAAAATTGGTATAGTTACAAGAGGTATGACTATAATAAAAATACTGAAAAGAATTTTGAATTTGATTTCTAAAAAAATATCAAGCAAAGATAAAATTCAAATTTTAGGAAGTGTTGGCGATGAAACTTTAAATCTCGAAGTAAGCGACATAGGGATACAAGGGGAAATTGTGGTTAGTGAAATTCACCCAGAATCAATTAGATTTTATAAGCATATCAAAGACAATAAAAAAATCATTTCTATTGGCGAATACAAAAATAAAAAAGAATGAGACAAAAGACATCTTGAAGTCTCACAAAAAAAGGTTTATTATGGTAGCATGGTTTTCTTGTATGAGAGGGGATAGGTCACTGGCCTGTCCCTTTTAGCATTGAGAAAGGAGGTTTGGATGTATAAGAAACCTATCAGACCATCCTTGAAATCTAAGAAGTGGGAGAAGTTCCGTGATAAGATTATGCGGAAGTTTGACTATCTTTGTCAGGAAAGTTTGAGGTATGGAATTTCAGTAGCAGCTGAAATGGTACATCATATCTTCCCTGTATCTGAATATCCTGAACTTGAATTCGTCGAGTGGAATTGTTTGCCACTGACAAACAAGAAACACAATACGTTTCACGATAGAAAGAATGATAAGATTATCAATCAAGGATTATTTTGGCAAAGAAAGAGAAAAAAGGAATTTGAAGAATTTTATGGATATCCCCCACCTCTTTAAAAATTCATTTTGGCCAGTAGGGTACCGGTGAAGGGAACTTTTTCCAAGTCGGGAGCCTTCAAACAAAAAGGGGGTAAAAACTAAGCGATTTTGACAGAAGGAGGTAGTTTTTGGCAAAACCAATTACAGCAAAGTCGATTAAGTCAAAAGTGGTCAAGCAGATGAAAGACTTGGGCACTTATCGTAAAGAGTTCGAAATGATCATTGATATTTTTGCAGGAATGCTCTATCAGTATCAGAAACTTGCTCAAGATTATGCTGACATGGGTTATCCAGTAACAGACACCTACGTCAATAAGGCTGGTGCTGAGAATGAGCGCAAAGTTCCAATCTTGACAGCGATGGAAATTTTGAGGAAAGATATTCTTAGCTACTCTAATCAGTTGATGATGAATCCGAAGTCGCTCGGTGAGGTAGTAGAACAAGAAGGTGATTCAGTTCTTACTGAGGTCCTGAAGTTCAAGAACGAAATCAAAAAGAAGCGAGTGACTGGCAATGGGTAATCTTGATAAAGCGAAAGAGTATGCTCAGCACGTCATATCTAACGGAGAGGAACATTGTGAGGAGAACATTCTTGCAGCTGAACGTTTCTTGCGTGATCTTGAAAATCCTGAGTTTGAAATGGATGAGGAAATCGTTGATTTTGTTGTTCACTTCATCGAGAATACGATAGTCCATCAGCAGGGTGATGATATGTTTGCGGTGTCTATCCGTAACAAGCCATTACTCTTGCAACCGTGGCAACATTTTGTAGTTGTGAACCTGTTTGGATTTTACTACAAGGGGTCAAATGAGCGCAGGTTCAAAGAAGCGCTTATCATGCTTGCTCGGAAGAATGGGAAGACATCGTTTACTGCTGCAATCGCTCTCGCTTATCAGATACTAGACACAGATAGCGGTTCAAAATGCTACATCGTGGCCAACTCGGTCAAGCAAGCTATGGAAGCTTTTGGATTCTTGAAATTCAATGTGGAGCGATGGAATGACAAGAACATTCGTATCAAGGATAATAACCAGGAACACTCAATCACTGCAAATTTTGGCACTGAGGGTTCTTTCTTTATTCAGGCATTGGCCAACGATGAAAGCCGTTTGGACTCATTGAACGGTAATGTAATTATCCTAGACGAAGCTCACACGATGAGAAACAGTAAGAAATACGGACTTATGAAGAAAACAATGTCAGCATACCGAAACAGTATGCTTTTTGTTATCTCTACGGCTGGTGATATTCCTACAGGATTTCTTGCTAACCGTCTGAAATACTGTCAAAAGGTCCTTAAGCAACTGGTCAAGGATGACTCCTTGTTTATGTTTATCTGCAAAGCTGACCAGACGACTGATGGAGACGTGGGCGATTACCTGGACGAGAATGTTCTTAAAAAAGCCAATCCTTCGTGGGGTGTGACGGTATCACTCAAGGCTCTGAGAGAAGAAGCAGAGCAAGCTATGAACGATCCACAGACTAGGAATGAGTTCTTTAACAAGACATTGAATGTATTTACTAACTCGATGAACGCTTATTTCAATCCTGATGAGTTTATTGCTTCAGACAGTCGCTATGATTGGACCTTGGAAGAACTGGCTCGCTTGCCTATCCAGTGGTATGGTGGAGCAGACTTGTCAAGGTTGCATGACTTGACCGCTGCTGCTCTTTATGGTGTCTATCATGATGGTGAGAAAGATGTTGATATTTGTATCACACACGCTTTCTTTCCTCGTGTCAATGCTCAGAAGAAAGCCAACGATGACGGGATTCCACTATTTGGGTGGCAGTCAGATGGCTGGCTAACTATGAGCAATACTCCGACCGTTCTCTATGATGATATCGTTAAATGGTTCATCAATATGAGGGAGAAAGGGTTCAAGATTGCTGCTGTTGGGATGGATAGGAAGTTTGGCCGTGAGTTTCTGACGAAGATGAAAAAAGCTCGGTTCAAGATGATTGACCAACCTCAGCTTTTCTATCTGAAATCAGAGGGATTCAGACGGATTGAGTTCAAAGTTAAGAATAAAGAATTTTACTATCTTCATTCTGACGCTTACGAATACTGTGTGAGTAATGTTAGAGCGATTGAAAAGGTGGATGACGCTGTGCAATATGAGAAACTAGACGGTGACGGTGGTACTGCAAGAATTGACTTGTTCGATGCCAGCGTTTTTGCTTGCATTCAGGCTCTTGCTAACCTTGGCAAGAATCAGAATGTCATGAGCTTCTTTGATTAGAGAAAGGAGGTGAGGAAAGATGGGGCTTTTAGATAGGTTTTTGAAACGTGGTAAGAGTCGAAGTGGAACGAACGTTATCACTCATTCAGATTTTGGGCTTTATATCGACGGTGATGGCTATGTGCCTTTAGCTCGCAATCCTGATGTGATTGCTGCGGTCAATAGGATTGCTGACATGGTATCTAATATGACCATTCACTTGATGGAGAATACCGATAAAGGCGATATCCGAATAAAAGACGGACTGGCTCGCAAGATTGATGTAAATCCATGCGACAACATGACTCGCAAGACTTGGATTTTCAAGATCGTGCGTGACTTATTGTTGTTCGGCGATGGGAACTCTGTTCTTCATGTTGAGTATGACCCTGTGAATGATTACATTTTGAACCTGAGACCATTCTCTATGAGTGAAGTTTCTTTCAAAAGTGATGATGTTGGTTATATCGTGAATTATCGTGGTATCGACTACAACCCAAACGAAATTGTGCACTTTGTAATCAATCCTGATCCAGACAATCCATTTGTAGGAACTGGATACAGACTTGCTCTGAGAGATATTGTTAGGAATTTAAACCTTGCTACTCAAATCAAAAAAGGATTTATGAATGGAAAGAACGTTCCTAGCCTGATTGTTAAGGTTGATTCTTCGAATGGAGAGTTGGGCACACAAGAAGGACGAGACAAGGTCGCTAAGAAATATCTTAGCACTAGTCAAGCTGGTGAGCCGTGGATTATTCCTGATGCTTTGCTAGAGGTTGAACAGGTCAAGCCGTTAAGTTTAAAAGATATCGCTATCAATGAATCTGTTGAAATTGACAAGAAAACAGTTGCTGGGCTTTTGGGAGTTCCAGCTTTTATTTTAGGAGTTGGTAGCTTTGATAAAGAAGAATACAACAACTTTGTCAATACAACGGTCATGAGCATTGCTACGACAATCACTCAGACCTTAACTAGAGACTTACTCGTTTCAAATAATCGGTATTTCAAACTTAATGCTCGCTCGCTTTATTCGTATGACATTACAGAGTTATCTTCAGTTGCTGAACAGATGACTAAAAGCATGGCAATGCGTCGAAACGAGTGGAGGGATTGGCTTGGGATGCCGCCTGATCCTGATATGGATGAGCTCCTCGCTCTTGAAAATTATCTACCACAAGACAGACTTGGGGACCAAAAGAAACTGAAAGGGGGTGAGGAAGAGAATGAACAAACGGAATAGTTATCGTACCGCTCAATTTAAAACACGAGAAGAAGCTGACAGCGGTGATTTGATTTTGAGTGGGTACTTTATCAAGTTTGATGAAGTTACTGAACTATGGCCGGGCTACTTTGAAGTAATCAAGCGTGAAGGTGTTGAAAAAGCCATCAAAGGAGCTGACATCAGGGCATTATTTAATCATGATGATAGTTTGGTGCTTGGTCGTACTGGTAACGGGACGGTCATTTTAGGAGTTGATGAAATCGGACTTTACGGCGACATCATCATCAACAAGGATGACCCGCAAGCTGTTGGGGCCTATGCTCGTGTTCAGCGTGGCGATGTGATTGGATGTAGCTTTGGTTTCATCCCAATCAAAATCAATACGGAAGAGCAAGCAGATGGTTCGTACCTGGACACTGTCTTAGAATTAGAAATCTTTGAAGTGAGTCCATGTACTTTCCCAGCCTATCCGCAAACGGAAATTACTGCACGACAGAAAGACTTTGAAAGTCAACAACGTGCCAATCGTGAAGCGCTAGACAAGCGCAAGAAAGAAATTAAGGAGAAATTTAAGCTATGAATAAGGCATTAATCTTTGGTGCTCGTATGCGAGCAAAAGCAACTAAGGTAGTTGAGTTGGAAGAAACTATCGAAGAATTAAACAAACGTTCGGTTGTTGAACTAGAGAAGTTAGATCGTGCTGAAACCGATGAAGAAGTTTCAGCAGTTGAAAAGACTGTGGATGATCTTCAAAAGGAAATTGAAGAAAAAGAAGCTGAAAAAGCGAAGTTGGAAAAAGAAATCGATGAGTTGGAAAAACAAATCGAGGAGCAAAATCGTAAAGCACCGACTTACCCAAGTCAAGAAAAACGTGGAGGACAGAAATTGGAACAACGTGATGCAATTGCTAAATACATTCGCACTGGTCAAACTAGTGACATCGTAGGTTTGAAAACTACTGATTCAGGAAGCGCAGCTTTAATCCCTACTGAAGTTTTGAAACCTCATTTTGTTAACAAAACACGCAATCCACTTTTGGATCTTGTGGAACGTGTGAAAGTTAACAGTGGATCTGGTAAATATCCAGTTATCAAGAAAACGGATGGTGTAATGGTTTCAACAGATGAATTGAAATCAAATCCAGAACTCGGAAAACCAGCAATCAGCGAGATTGATTATTCAATCAAGACTTACCGTGGATATGTCCCTGTGTCACAAGAAATGATTGACGACGCAGACTATGACATCATGTCCATTGTTGAAGACGAAGTGTTCAATCAAGGTGAAAACACTGAATTGTCATTAGTTACAGCTGTCCTCAAAACAGCTACCCAAGCAGATGCGGCTGGATTTGATGGTATTAAAGATATCTACAACAAGAAGCTTAAATCAATTTATAAAGCAAGCATCGTTGTAACTAAGTCAATGTTTGCCGCACTTGACAAGGTGAAGGACAAAGATGGACGCTACATGCTTCAAACTGATGTAGCTTCACCTACTGGATATTCATTTGGTGGGAAAACAATCTACAAAGTAGATGACACAGTGTTTGGAAACGAAGGAGACATGAAATTCTTCATCGGCGATGTTACTGAGTTCGTCAAAGAGTTTGACCGTTCTCAAGTATCCGTTAAATGGGTGAACAATGACATTTACGGACAATTGCTTGGGCTTTTCATCCGTTTGGATATTAAGAGGGTAGATGAAGAAGCTGGATTCTTCGGAACCTACACTGATGTTGTAGCTTAAGGAGGTAGCGTATGAGCTATAAAGTAATCCGTCCTTTCAAGGACTTGACCGATCCTGAAAATCATGACTATGCTGTTGGTGATATCTTTCCTCGTGATGGATATGAGCCAACAGATAGCTTTACCAATGGCCTTTTGACTGGTGCCAACACTGCTGGGTCTATCTTCCTTGAGGTTTCGGGAGAGGATGAACCTAAGAAACCAGCTCCTGAAACAAAAGAAGTGAAAGAAGAGCCTGCAGTTGAGCAGGAAGAAACAGTTGAGAAAACTGCTGAAGAGCCTGCTGAGGAAGTCGAGGAGTAAACATGAACGAAGGTCAGCTTTTAGAGTTGCTGAAGCTTAAGTTGGGTATTTCAACCGACTTGAGAGACAAGCCGTTAAAAAAAATCATTTCAAGTGTCGTCACTGAATTGACCGATAACCTCGGTATCGAGCTTGTTGGTGAGCGTGCTGACCATGAAATGTTTATCGTTGACTATGCTGCTTATCGCTATGAGGGTGGGGTGGACATGCCACGTCACCTTCAGTGGCGACTGCATAATTTACAGATAGCATCAAAGAAAGAGGTCAAGAATGTGGAATCATGAAATCACGCTGATCTCTAAGAAAGTCACAGGTAAGGATAAACTACTACAACCAATCTCTGAAGATGTTGAAGCTACTCTCCTATGTCGCCAAAAGAGGGTCACTCGCTCTGAATTTTATCAGGCGAATCAAGCAGGGCTAAAACCGAGCTTGGTCGTTGAGATTCGAAATTTTGAGTATGAGAATCAGGAGTTTGCGAATTTTGAAGGCAAGCAATATCGCATCTTGAAAACCTATCCTATCGATTCTGAAATTTTGGAGTTGACTTTGTCAGAGGTATTGAAATGAGTAATGACCTTGCTGATTTGATAGCGAAAGAGCTTGCAGCTTACTCTGATGAGGTTACTGAAGAAGTGGATAAGATTGCAGAGCAAGTGGCTGATGAGACTGTGGATGAGTTGAAAGAGACAAGTCCGAAACGGTACGGAAAGTATCGTAGAAGTTGGAAAAAGAAGAAGTTGGCCAATGGCTCTTTTGTTGTGTTCAACGCAGTTGCAAGTCTTACTCACATACTTGAAAACGGGCACCTTTCAAGAAATGGTGGTCGTGTCGCTGGTATCGTCCACATCAAGCCTGCTGAAGAAAAAGCAATTCAGAACTTTGAAAAGCGTATCAAGGAGATTGGGAAATGAAACTTTCAGACTTGGCTGCTATTTTGGAACAGGCAAATTTGCCTGTCACTTATCGAGCGTTTAAAAATGGGAACGCTCCTGACCTACCTTACCTGGTCTATTATGAATCGAGTCCATCCATCAATGGAGCTGACAACACGGTTAATCATCAGATTAAGAGCGTGACAGTTGAGCTGGCTTTTGAGAGTAAGGATGAAGATTTGGAAGAACGTCTGGAAGAGCTGTGGGGAACCCACAAGCTCTTTTTCGATGTTCAAGAAGAAACATTTATCGAGACTGAAAGACTCTATGTCAAGTCTTATACAGTCTATCTATACTAAGGAGGAATGACATGACTCAAGAAAATAAAGTAACCTTTGGCCTAGAAAACGTACATATCGCACCTATCAAAACACTTGCAGCAGATGGAGTTATCACTTACGGCGATGTTTTTCGTTTTCCTGGAGCGATGGAGCTGACACTTGATACTAAAGGGGAAACAACCCCTATCAAAGCAGATAACAAGGATTACCATTTCATGAATTCAAACGAAGGCTATGAAGGTAAACTTAAAATTCCACACATCATTGATGAATTTGCAACAAAAATTCTTGGTGAAATCAAGGACCCTCAGACTGGTGTCATGACTGAGAAAGCAGATGCGAGCTTGACAGAGTTCGCAATGATGTTCCAGTTTGAAGGCGACAAAAACAAGACTCGCTATGTGATGTACTACTGCTTTGCTAGTCGCCCATCTCTTGGCTCAAAAACTAAGAACGGGACATCAACCAACGAACGTGAACTTAGTTTCAAAGCTAGCCCGCGTCCATTGGATACAGTTGTTAAACGTTCAATCACATCAGCTGATGACAAGGATGCGTATGACAACTGGTTCAAGAAAGTGTATGAACCGACTGCGGTGTCAGCTTAAGGAGAAAATCTATGCGTAAAATCGTTTTGGTTGGTGATCAGGAGTATGAGTTAGGCACTAATGGCTATACTCCTATCGCCTATAAGCAGCAATTTGGGAAAGATTATTTCCAAGATTTGTTCTCAATGTTGAAAAATCAATCATTCATGAATGAATTGAACAAGCTGGAAGCTGAAAAAGAATTGACAGCGACTGACATTGACATTTCAATGCTAGAAGAGTTTGATATGACCTTTTTCAACCGTCTTTTTTGGACCTTTGCTAAATCTGCAAATCCTCATATCAAGCCTTATGAACAGTTCTTTATGGAAATGGAAGTCTTTCCGATTCAAGAAGTTGGGCCTGTGCTGATGGAAATGCTGAATGCGAGCATGACGACAAAAAAGCACCAGATGAATCAGAATCAGCTAGTGAAGAAATCTTCACAGTAGAGTCTTATCTTTCCTGCTGTAAAGAAACTGGTCTGTCTATTGATGATCTAAAGCACATCTCAATCGGAATGGCTCTGGATTATCAGACGGATTATGTGAATTTACGGAGTGAGGATAAGGGTGGCGAACGGAAGGCCACGCAAGCTGATTTTGACAGTTTTTAAAGAAAAAATGAGTGCTGAGAGAGCGATTCTGAGACCAAGTTCGTTGGTCTGACTGCATTATCAGTGGTAGAAGTTCTCTCAGCGCTTTTCTATTTTTTTATGAAAGGAGGAAATATGGCAGGAAATATCAAAGGTATCAAAATTGAAATCGATGGCGACACGCAACCCTTGCAGAAGGCGCTGAAAAATGTCAATAAGGCTGCTACTGATGCAAGTCAGGAGTTGAGACAGATTGACAAGGCCTTGAAGTTTGATACAGGGAACGTAACGCTCCTGACTCAGAAGCAAGAAGTCTTGCAGAAGCAAGTTGCTACGACCAAAGAGAAACTAGAAATCTTGAGACAAGCTCAGTCTCAGGTGGAACAACAATTCAAAAATGGTGATATTGGCGCAGATCAGTATCGAGCTTTTCAACGTGAAGTCGAAGTTACTCAAAATGTCCTGAAAGGATATGAGAGTAAGCTTGCTAGTGTCAATCAAGCCCTTGAAAGCAATGGAAATGCAACTCAGAACAACAAGAACCAATTAAAAGAATTGCAAAATGAGCAGAAGCAACTGGCCAGTGAAAATGAAAGAGTAGTCAGTTCATTCAAATTGCAAGAAAGTCAGCTAGGTGCTAACGCAAGTGAAGCAGATAAATTGGCACTTGCTGAAAAAAAGATTGGGGCGCAATCCGATATTGTTGCTCGACAGATTGAAAACCTAGAAAAGCAACTAGCTCTTACTAAGCAAGAGTACGGTGAGAATTCAGCTGAAGCAAATAAAATGGAAACTCAGTTGAATCAAGCTAAAACAGCTTACTCGAATCTCTCTCAAGAAATGGGTAACCTTGGGAACGCAGGAAAACAAGCGAGTGGAAGCTTAAGCGAGACAAACAATCTTTTAAAAGCTGAATTACTTAATCAATTTTCTGAAAAACTATCAGATATCAGTCAAAAGTTGGTTGATTTCGGAAAGAGTGCTCTTGAAGCCTTTCGTCAAGTAGATGAGGGTATGGATACCATCGTCACAAAAACTGGAGCTAGCGGCGAGGCTTTAAAAGGTATGCAGGACATTGCCAACAGTATCGCCACTGAACTACCCACTGATTTCTCAACAGTAGGTAACGCGGTCGGAGAAGTTAACACTCAATTCAAATTAACTGGCGATGCATTAAAAAACGCATCGGAAGATATTATTAAATTCGCAGAAATCAATGGTTCAGATGTTACGAATGCAACAATACAATCTAAACAAGCTATAGAAGCTTATGGATTTTCTGTTGACGACTTATCAAAAGTTTTGGATTCTACTACGTTTGTTGCTCAAGAAACGGGAGTTTCAGTTGATGATTTGATGAAGAAGGCAACAGATGGAGCTCCACAAATTAAACTTCTTGGATTAAGTTTTGAAGAAGCAGTGACTCTAATTGGACAACTTGAACAGCACGGTGTAGACTCATCAGCTGCTTTATCAGGTTTGACAAAGGCTGCGGGAGCCTATGCCAAAAAAGGCAAATCTATGACAGAGGGATTGAAAGAAACCATTGATTCTATCAAGAATAGTAAGAGCGAGACAGAAGCTCTTAGCATTGCGATGGAAATTTTTGGAGCTAAAAAAGCTCCTCAAATGGTTGACGCAATTAAACGTGGTGCACTAAGTTTTGAAGAGTTGGGATACACTTCACAAGTATCTGCCGGATTAGTATCCTCAACATACGAGTCTACGCTTGATCCTATTGACAAATTTAAGACAGCTCAGAATTCAGTCACTTTGGCCATGTCAGAGTTGGGGGCTGCAATTGCTGAAGTACTTGCCCCTGTTTTTGAAATGTTAGGAAATATCGTCAAGGGGCTTGCTGAATGGTTTGGTTGCTTGCCTGGGCCGATTAAAGAATTTGTGGTTATCATGGGGACAGTTGTAACAATTGCAGGGGTACTAGCCCCCATATTCTTAACCCTGCAAGCTGTGTTTATGTCTTCCTTTGGCGCAATGATTGCAGCTGCGCTCCCGATCATAGGAATCGTCGCGGGTGTTGTGACGGCTATAGCGGCAATTGTCGTAGTTGTACAGCATCTTTGGGAGACGAACGAAGAATTCAGAGAAGCTGTAACCACTGTTTGGAATGCTATATTGTCGGTCATCAACTCAGTCGTTTCAAAGATTTCTGACGTTGTTATGAGCATCTTTGGAACAGTCGTTAATTGGTGGACAGAGAATCAAGAACTCATCCAAACAAAAGCTGAAAATGTTTGGAATGCCATTTCAACAGTTATCTTAACGGTAGTTCAAGTAATCAGCACAGTAGTTCAAGATGTTTGGGGAATTTTAACGAATTGGTGGAAAGCTAACCAAGAAGATCTTCTAAAAACAGCTAGCTATGTTTGGAATATCATGTCATACTTGATAACTTTAGCAGTCACTGGCATTGATAAGGTTATTCAGGATGTTTTTGGAGGGATGATTGCTTGGTGGGAATCTAACCATACATGGATCATGGAGATTGTCAACACGGTTTGGGGAGCTATTCAAACCGCAATCAGCACAGCCATCCAGAATGTTTCAGATTTTATTATTTCTGTATTTGGCGGGATCACTGAATGGATAGACGAGAACCAGGCGCTTATTGAAAGCACCTTTAAGATTGTTTGGGACACTATCTCTACAATAATTGGTACGACTATTAACATCATCACCACTGTTATTCAAGTTGCTATGGAATATCTGGTTCCATATTTTGAAGCGATGTGGACGAATATGCAAACAAGCGTATCGATGGTTTGGGAGGTGCTTAAAACAGTTGTACAGACTGCTATAACAGTCATCCAAGGTATCATTACTGCTATCATGCAAGTAATCAATGGAGATTGGTCAGGAGCATGGGAAACAATCAAAAATACCATGTCAGTGGTTTGGGAAGCGATTAAATCAATTGTTTCAACAGTAATTTCTTCAATCTCAAGCATCATTTCAACGGCATGGCAAGGTATTTCCACAACAATTGGGAATATCATGAATGGCATTTCTAGTACAGTATCAAATGTGTGGAATGGGATTAAAAATTCCATCGGCAGTGCTATCAACGGGGCGAAGGACCTTGTCAGCACGGCTATCAATGCCATCAAAGGATTGTTCAACTTCAGCATTAGTTGGCCACACATCCCACTACCCCACTTCTCTGTTAGCGGTTCAGCCAATCCACTAGACTGGATAAGCCAAGGAGTGCCAAGCGTCAGCATCGAATGGTATGCCAAGGGCGGTATCATGACGAAACCAACCATTTTTGGAATGAATGGCAATAATCTTATGGTTGGTGGTGAAGCTGGGAATGAAGCGGTATTACCACTCAATGATAAAACACTTGGAGCCATTGGTCGAGGTATCGCTCAGACTATGGGTGGAACTTCACCGACAATCAACATTACTATTACTGGTAACACTGTCAGAGAAGAATCTGACATCAGTCGGATTGCTGATGAGGTGGCTCAGCGTATTGCTGACGAATTGCAACGTAAGACACAATTGAGAGGAGGGGTTGCATGGTAAAACATAATGAACTTGTGATTGACGGTGTGAGAACATCGTCTTTTCCGTTTAAAGTCATTGTCCATGATTCTCCTTCAATTTCACTGGGAGAGAGCAAGACAGCCCTTTTGGAGCATGGTGGTATCAGTGGAGCAATCGTTCAGACGAACAAGCATAGGGAACTGGTCAAGAAAACCTATACGATTTACTTGGTAAAACCTACTGAAGAGCAGATGAACCAATTTATGAGTCTATTTATCCGTGAGAAGTTCTGGCTAGAGAGTGAGCGAGTCAAAACAACTCGTCTTTGGTGCTATAAGGTCAATGTGAGCGACCTTGAAGAAGTGCAACCTGGTCTTTACATGACCAAAGCAACTTTCACCTGCCATCCTACAAAATATTTTAAAGGCACTGATACACAGAGATTGACAAGAAGTGGGACCTTGACCGTTCAAGGTTCTGCTCTTGCATTTCCTAAAATCACAATCGTTGGCCAGAGCGCTTCTGAGACTTCATTTACAATTGCTGGTCAGGTCATTAGGCTTGAAAAATTCTCAGAATCGCTTGTGATGGTCAACAATCCTGATAATCCTAGTTTTAAGACAACAACAGGAAAACCAGTGAAATGGTCAGGGGATTTTATCACAGTTGATCCAGCGAAAGTGAAGAATGTTGGGGTTGTTCTAGGTCCAGGTATTCAATCACTTGAAATCGAGACGGTTTGGGGGTGGGCATAATTGCTTTATTTACTTGATAGAGACACACGGACTGTTCGTTGGAACGGGGAGCCACTTCATGAAACGACTTCGGCGATTGTTAAAGAGACCATGAATGGCGATTTCACCTTAACCGTGAAATATCCTATTTCCGACTCTGGTATTTATCAGCTCATCCAAGAAGATATGTTGATAAAAGCTCCGACTCCTGTTCTTGGTGCGCAGCTATTTCGCATCAAGAAACCTGTTGAGAACAATGATCATCTGGAAATCACAGCCTATCACATCTCAGACGATGTGATGCAACGTTCTATCACACCAATGAGCGTAACTAGTCAGAGCTGTGGCATGGCTCTTTCTCGCATGGTTCAAAATACCAAAACAGCTTTGGGAGATTTTTCTTTCAATAGCGATATCCAGGATCGTAGGACCTTCAACACGACTGAAACAGAAACTCTGTACTCTGTATTGCTGGATGGCAAACATAGCATTGTCGGGACGTGGGAAGGTGAGCTGGTTCGCGATAACTTTGCGATGACTGTCAAGAAAAGTCGAGGTGAGAATCGTGGTGTTGTTATCACGACACACAAGAATCTGAAGGACTACCAACGCACAAAAAACAGTCAGAATGTTGTCACTAGAATCCATGCCAAATCAACTTTTAAACCTGAAGGCGCTGAGAAGGAAATGACCATCAGAGTGACTGTTGATAGTCCTCTTATCAACTCATACCCTTATATTAATGAAAAAGAGTATGAGAACAACAACGCAAAGAGCGTTGAAGAGTTGCAGAAGTGGGCACAGGCTAAGTTCTCAAATGAGGGCATTGACAAGGTCTCTGATGCTATCAAAATTGAAGCCTATGAACTTGATGGGCAAGTTGTTCACATGGGCGACACGGTCAATCTCAAGAGTTGGAAGCACAATGTCGATGCATTCAAGAAAGCTATTGCTTATGAGTTCGATGCCTTAAAAGAAGAGTACATCTCTCTGACTTTCGATGACAAGGCAGGAACTGGTGGTTCTAGAGCTTCTAGCGGGCTATCTAGCGCAGCCGATACAATTCTTGGAGTGACAGAATCAGCTCAAGAAATTGCCCTTGAAAAGGCTCTTCAAAATGCAGACTTAGGCTTTGATCACCAAGCTGGATTGTTAAGACAAGAAATTGCGGACGGTATCGAACTGGCAAAAGTCAGAGCTGAAGAAGTCAAGAGAGAACTGTCTGACACTATTGACCAGCGATTCAGTAGTTTCAACAATGGACCTCTACAAGAGGTGAAGCGCAGGGCTGATGAAGCCTTGCGAAACGTTGGCGCAAGTAGCTTGCTTGCTCAAGAAGCGAAGCAAATCAGCGAGCAATTAAGAAGGCAACTTGACAACAAGGCTGGCCTCGTCGAATTTCAGCGGGTAAAAGAAACCAATCAGCTCTACGAGCGAATAATCGGTAGTAGCGAGTCTGATATCGCTGAGAAAGTCGCTCGCATGGCTCTGACTAACAAACTATTTCAGGTTGAAGTTGCTAAAAGCCTTGGAAGCGACAATAACTTAATTGTTCGCTCGAAGTCGATGGACAGACATACGATTGTCAACGAAGGCAATACCAAGAGAGTATTCGTGAATAACGGTATATTCACCATTCGATGCACTGGTAATTCAGGATATACATTCGCAGGATTCACACTACCACTCTACATTGATAGAATGTCCAGAGGTGAGACATATACTCTTAATTTTAAGTATCGCATTATGGGACGATTAGACCATAATTTCACGGTTGTTGCTAAAAATCATAGGGCAAATGATACGTCCTTTTCTTCAAATATAGCCACGAGCTCAACTGCAGTTTCAAGCAATTGGCAAGAGTTCAACGAAACATACACTATTAGCAGAGATTTTGAATTTGGGAATAGCGAACTTTATCCACTTTATTTCTACTTAGCCAAAAACGGTTGGATTGAAATCAAAGAGATTATGCTTGTTCGTGCTTCTCAAACGAACGGATATAAAGCCAGTCAATTTGATGATATGTCCGAAGCCGTTCGCACGGTTCAGAGTCAACTTGCTGGCTCATGGTCTGTTCAGAATCTGACGAGCGCTGGAGCCATCATTTCGCAAATCAATGCGACGAACAATCAAATTTTGATTGAAGCTGAGAAAATCCGATTAAAGGGCAAGACCTTACTTGACGAGTTGACAGCGATTGATGGCTACTTTAAGCGCTTGTTTGTAGGCGAGGGGAATTTCGCTAAGCTGAACGCTGAGATTATCGGTTCAAAGACCATCACAGCAGACAAGTTGATTATGGACCAGGCTATGGCTCGAATGTTCGTTTCAAGCGATATCTTCACGGACACGCTCGCAGCTAAAGAAGCCTTTATCAACAAGTTGCGGTCAGTTGTAGTATCTGCGACCTTGCTTGAAGGTTATAAAGGGCGGATTGGTGGATTCCAAATCGGTACGCATGATAAGGATCCTAATACTTATTGGCTAACAGGACAGAACCAGTTCGCAGTTGGGATGAGTAATGGCTCTGGTGATTGGAGTCAGACGGCTCTTTGGGTGAACTGGGGACATGACTGGGGAAGGCCAAGCGATACAGCATGGTTCGTTAAGCATACAGGTCAAATGTTTTGTTATAATCGAGCACATTTTTGGAACGACCCTACAATATATGGAGATTTGATAGTTACAGGGAATATAAAATACTATCCTAAAGGCGAAATTGCTGGTGGTGCATATGGATATTGGCTTTTTTCCAAATCGTATAAAAGAGTTGATTCATCAAACGGCTACATGTATTTTTATTCAAAAGGAGACAACTATTCCGACTGGATTCCGATGAACAAAGAAATCTCAGACCGTCGCTACAAGCATAATATCGAAGCTAGTACAGTCTCAGGTCTCGATGTTATTGAGCAACTCAAGACGTACAGTTATCGCAAAGAATACGATGGCAAAACCGAAGACATCGCTTGTGGTATCATGGCGCAAGATGTCCAGAAGTACGCTCCTGAAGCTTTCTACGAAAACCCAGACGGCGCATACTCATACCGAACATTTGAACTCGTGCCTTATCTAATCAAGGCCATTCAAGAACTCAATCAGAAAATAGAAAAATTGGAGAAAACAGCATGAATGAACAAGACAAACAAATCAGCAGCTTAGCGATTAAGTCGCTTGGTGAAAAAGTCGGCAATGAGGCTACTCAGTCAGCAACGCTCGAAGCCCTCTACACAGTAACCGCGATGGAGCTTGAGCAGATGAAGCAGGTCATCGAATCGGATGAAAAACTCAAAGAGAAATTTGAAGAAGTGAAAGGAAAAATGGTAAATGACAATCAATAACTATGAATTGGCAGGCAAGCCTTATACTCGTGGTTTGGGGGATAATCTCAAGACTGTTGTTGAAATCCGCTTATCGGATGGGACTCGCTACAGTACGAACATGCGCGAGCTGGTAGGTGACCGCACGACTGAGCAAGAGGACGTCTTGATTCAAGCAGTGCTTGATATCCTGAAAGCCGAGCTAGACCCAGGTTCAGCAATCGTGAAGGCGCAAGCTGAGATTAAACAAGCAGTACAGACTCTTGCGAAAACAAATACAGACTTGACTGCTAACATGGAGAACCTTGATAACGTCTCAGCAATTACTGAAGTTCTTATTGCTCTTGCGATTGGCCAGAATGGCGGCATGCCCACGAATACATATAGCAAGGTTGCTCAGTTCATCAAACCTCTTGTTAAAGACCGTCGTTATGCGAACGGAGATATCGTATCGATGCCTTATCCATACGATACAAATCCAAAATGGCCACAAGGGACACAGACCATCCTGAAATTCCAAATGCAGCCATCTGAAGGGTACACTTGGAAAGAGCAGTCACTTGCTGAAATGCTGCAGAAGGGCATTTTGACTGTGGTCATGCCTAGAATCGATTAAGGAGGATTTTATGTCATGGTCTGAAATATTCGAGAAAATGATACATGCAATCACTCAGCTTGCACCCACAATCGGAGTTGTTGCTACTGGTTGGTTCGGCATGCGAGCCAGTAAAGCAGGTCACCTCAACCAAGAACAGTTCAAGGAGCTGAAAGGCGAATTGAATACCATTCACACTATCGGTGAGGATAATAAGAAAAAAATAGCTGAAGTGAATGAAAAATTAATAGTTCATGATGAAGCGCATCTAGTGACTATGTATCTACGTTTAGAACGTGATATTACTGTTGCTCTCAAGCGTGGTTATACAACGGTTCACGAGTCGGATATTATCCATAAAATGCACTCAAGCTACAAGAAACTCGGAGGCAACGGGCGAATTGATGCCCTATTTAACAAATTTGTAAATTTAGAAATTACGGAGGAAAACACAAATGCAACAAATCAATGAAATTTTAATCAATGGAGCAATCAGCATCCTAGTCATTCTACTAGGCATCGCAGTCAAAGCAGTCAAGGACTACCTTATCAAAAAGGGTGGTGAAAAGACCATTAAGATTGTCGAGATCTTGGCCAAAAATGCTGTCAATGCCGTTGAGCAGGTCGCTTCAGAGACTGGATACAAGGGCGAAGAGAAGCTGGAGCAGGCTCGAACTAAAATCCGTGCTGAGCTTAGCAAATATAACATCAGCATGACTGACCGTGACCTTGATACATTCGTTGAGTCGGCGGTTAAGCAGATGAATGAAGCGTGGAAAGGGGAATAATCATGGATATTGATAAAAGCAGATTAAGAAGTGGCTTGCCTCAGGTCGGTGTACAACCTTATCGACAAGTCCATGCGCACTCAACAGGAAATCGCAACTCAACCGCACAAAATGAAGCGGACTACCATTATCGTAAAGACCCTGAACTTGGATTCTTTTCTCACGTTGTAGGGAATGGACGTGTTATGCAGGTCGGTCCTGTAAATAACGGAAGTTGGGATGTTGGGGGCGGTTGGAATGCTGAGAGTTACGCAGCAGTCGAGTTGATCGAGAGTCACGGAAGTAAAGAAGAGTTCATGCACGATTACAAGCTCTATGTTGAGCTTTTGCGAAATCTTGCGGACGAAGCAGGTTTGCCGAAAACACTTGATACAGGGAGTTTAGCTGGAATTAAAACGCATGAGTATTGCACGAATAACCAACCAAACAACCACTCAGATCACGTTGACCCATATCCTTATCTGGCAAAATGGGGAATCAGTCGTGAGCAATTCAAGAAAGATATTGAAGGCGGTCTATCTGAAGGTGGCTGGAAACGCAATGATACCGGCTGGTGGTGGGAGGAGTCCGATGGCTCTTATCCAACGAAACGCTGGAAGAAAATCAACAATGAGTGGTTCTACTTTGACGATCGTGGCTATTGCTTAATCAATCGTTGGTTCAATGATGGTCAAGACTGGTTCTATCTTGATAAACGCGGCGCTATGGTCACAGGATGGATGTATATCAATAACCGTTGGTATTTCTTCAAATCAGACGGTCGTATGGCTAAAGGCTGGGTGAAATACCGTGAAACTTGGTATTTTATGGAAGAGAAAGATGGTTATATGTTATCTAAACAATTCATCAAATCGGGCGATGGCTGGTATTATCTGAAAGCGAACGGTGAACTACACACGGATCCTGAATTCAAAACCGAACCAGATGGTCTTATCACAGTAGTTGATAAACCAAAAGAAGAAAAATAAAAACAGAAAGGATTTCAAAATAGATTATACTAAAACCGCAGGTAGTAGCTTGCGGTTTTTTTGTTTACTCAAAATAGAAAAAACAGTGATGGTGCTCACTGTTTTTCTTGTAGTGTATGGGCGTAAGAAGTCATGCTGATAGCGTGTTTTAAACGCATGTTCATAATATCTGATACACCGTTTTTATACTTATCTACGGCCTGAATAGATACGCCACAGTTTTTGCTGATAGCATAGGCTGTGGCGTTGTCTAAAAGCCATCGGATAGCTTTAATATCTACTGACATATATTACCTCATAAAATACCAAACTGCAAATAGGAGTAGAAGAAGTCCAATAATAAATTCAACTTTTTCACGCTTGGTGGTTTTTCTAATTTTTAGATTTACTTTCATTGTTTTTCCTGTTATAATTTAAGTACACCCCCGAAGGGGTGGATAGTGATTTCTCACTATCCAAATTCGATGTGCCATTCAAAGCTGATTATAAATAAGTTTATTTTGACTACTAGCTTATTTGTTTTTACTTTGAGTGGCTTCTTTTTGAACTTAAACATTTTGTTTTCCTTTCTACTAGTTTCCTTGTCTAAGGTTTCCTCCTTAACCTTATGTATCTATTATACAACTAAAGTTGTATAATGTCAATAGTTTTGATGAAGTTTTTTTAAATTTTTTTCAAAAAAATAGACCTTGTCCAGAGGTCGGGGAGTTGGAGGGGACACCCTCCAAGAGCGTTGATTTAATAGGATTTTATTTTACCTTTTTCATAATAATCTCCCTAAAGAGGCCACCCAATCAGGTGGCTTTTTTGTTTGTGGCTTGGATTTTTGATATAATA